ATGAGTAGAAGAGCGATGTTTATTGGCCGCTGGCAGCCATTTCATAATGGGCACAAATGGCTTATGTCACAGAAACTAGATGAGGGTTTACCAATCCTGATATGTGTCAGAGATATTCCACCAGATGAGAAGAACCCATTTACAACCGAGCAAACGGTAAAGATGCTAGAAAAAGCATATGAAGATCATGATGTTGTTGTGATGGCTATTCCAGACATTGACTCTGTGAACTATGGACGAGGTGTTGGATATGGTATCATTGAACATGTGCCACCTAAAGATGTTGGGTTCATATCAGCAACCGATATTAGAAACAAAATCAAAGAGGGTGATGATTCATGGAAGCAAAATGTTGATGAGAAGATTCATGACCTTGTGGTAAGATATCTTAGCGAGTAAAAATGTTACTAATAACGTATGGGACAAGACCAGAGTACATAAAGGTTCTACCTGTAATAGAGGAAATGAAAAAGCGAGGTATGCTTTATAAAACTTTCTTTACAGGGCAGCATACTGACCTTCTTGGACTGGCCGAAAAGCCAAATCATATTTTGTCAATCAGCGATGGACCAAATCGTTTAGATTCAATTGTACAATCAATATTAAACAAAGAAGAGATATTTGACGATATAACAAATGTAATGGTGCAAGGAGATACCTCGTCTGCATTTGCAACAGCGCTTGCAGCTTTTCATAGAAGGATACCAGTATCACATTTAGAGGCTGGTCTTAGAACATATGATAAATATAGTCCATACCCCGAGGAGTTTAATAGGGCTGCTATTTCTGCCCTAGCAGAGATTCATTTATGCCCAACGCACACAGCAGCTAAAAACCTAAAGAAAGAGGGGCGTAAGAATATATTTGTTGTTGGTAATACCGTACTAGATCATTTGAATGATGTGAAGGTTTCTACGTCTAATAAGGTAATAGTCACATTACATCGTAGAGAAAAGTTAGATCAGATACAAATATGGTTTGAAGCAATTAATAACTTAGCACAAAAGTATAAACACCTTGATTTTATTTTACCAATACATCCCAACCCAGAGGTGAAGAAACATGCTAATCTATTACCAGATGTTAAGGTAGTTGATCCAATGGGACATGCAGAATTTATTGATGAACTTGCATCCTGTGCATTTATAATAACTGATAGTGGCGGTGTACAGGAAGAAGCCGCATTCCTCAAAAAGCCTTGTATTGTATGTCGTGATTTTACTGAGAGGGTAGAAGGATTGGATACGTTTTCGCTCTTATGTAAAGAGCCAAGACAATTGCAGGGACTTGTAGAGCATTGGGCCACTAAAGTAGACTTATCAGATAAAAAATGCCCATATGGTAATGGGCAAGCTTCACAATATATTTGTAATTTGATAAACAAAATTTAACAACTTGACAAATGTATTTTAGTATTATATAAAGGAGAAATAAAATGAAACTTTCTAAACAAGCAGTTGGAACACTACTAATGACATTGCAGAAATGTTTAATTGAGGAAACAGATATTACAGTTCTGTTGGAAGACTGGGATTTGGAAGTTCGTGATGATGAGGTATGGGTTAGTAACCCACCTGAGTTTGTGGCTGAAAGCCAACAAGCTTTTGAGGAATCACAAGCTACCGATAATGCCTAGATATACATATAGGTGCGCTTCTTGTCAAGAAGTATTAGAAGTGACACATTCATATAGCGATAAATTAAATGCCTGCACAAATTGTGGTTCTGAACAAATTAGCATGATACCAAGCATGGTTATGTTCAATAGACCTAGTACTGTTAAGAAGAGCGTAGGTACAGAAGTAAAAAAAGCGATCAATGAAACAAAAGAAGAAATTAAAAAAGACAAAAACAGAACTAGGGAGGATTATAAGCCATGATATCTTGGATATTATTTTCTATTAGTTTGATTATAAACATTGTATTTATTTGGTATTTACGCCAACTAGCAACACAATTTACAAGCTTCAGGAATAACTTTGAAGAGTTTATAGATGTGATTGGCGAGTATAGAGACCATGTGCGAGACATTAGTCAGATGGAGGCCTACTTTGGCGATGAAACTATCACTAACTTGCTTCGTCACACAAATGAAGCATTAAACTTTGTAAATGGATATAGTCAATCATTTTCTCTGGATCTAGAACTAGAAGAGGAAATGGAAGATTATGCCGAAGAAGACAAAATCTAAAAGATTATATTTTACCAAAGAAACAGAGAAGGCAATTGTAGAGTATGCCAGCACGGATGATATAAACCGCCGAACAACTCTGTACATAGAAGAGATACAGCCAGCGCTAAATGAGTTAGTAGATAAAATAGTATACACTTATAAATTTACCTCATTAGAAAATATAGATACTCTCAAAGAGGATTGTAAATTATGGCTGACTACAATCTTAGATAAGTTTAATGCTGATAGGGGTACAAAAGCGTACTCATATTATTCAGTGGTAACTAAAAACTGGTTTACCCATCAAGCTAAAAAACAATCCAAGAAGAACAGAAGAGAAGTTCAATATGACTCTATAGCGTTGAAATTAGAATCATCAAAAGTAGACGAAGATACAGATATTAGTAACGAGATAGAGGACAGGCAGTTTTGGCTTTTTTTAATGCAAGAGATTGATAGCTGGGAAACAGAGGACTTGCGGGAGAACGAAAGAAAAGTTCTTGGCGCTATAAGAACGCTGTTTACTAACATTGACAAGATTCAGATTTTCAACAAGAAGGCTATTTATTTATACATGCGTGAAATCACTGGTCTAAACACAAAACAAGTTGTGGGAGGACTTAAGAGGCTTCGTGCAAAGTATCGTGAGTTTAACAAAAAATGGAATGAAGGCGAGGTGTAAATGAATGTCAGACAAACTGGATGTATTAATAGCTAGAGCCCTAACCAATATAGATGATGATAGGGCCACAACAGAAGAGTTACTAACAGAACTAAAAGATTATCTATCGGTGTCAAAAGACAGATATGCTGAATCTGGTACTGTAGCAGCAAAACTAGTAGAGACGCTACAAAGATCAAATGAACAGTTAGTTAAGCTAGCTGCTATTGTTCACAAGAAAGAGTCCTCTAACAAGTCTCAAAATCTAACAGAGTTAGATAAAGATGAATTATTTGATATAATCCAAAGTGGTGGTGAATAATGTCCACTAAGGATAGAAAAGATACAGTATTTGATAAATTTTTAGATATGGTGGACACTATCAGTAATGTACCAGCTAATTCACCTGCAAGTATACAAAAGCCAAAAAGTATTGTCAGATCAGCCGCTGAAACACAAGTAGAGAAAGCATCTCCCGATGTGGGTAACGCTCGGGTTTTTGAAATGGCTATGGTACTAAGGGTAAGCGAGCAAGATGACTCTAGGACATCTGGAAACAGTGCTTTGTTCTCTGCAACAGGTAATCAATCAATTGTCATAAGAGCCCTAACAAAAGATGTAGCTAAAAGATTCCCAACTGATAAAAATGATAATATCATAGATCAGTATCCCTCCTTTGTGGGTCCGTTGAGCACTCTAGGGGGCGTAAAGCCAACAATTGGATCTATTGTGGATGTCATATATTATGATAGAAATAATCCACTAGCAGGTGGTATTATTCTAGGTTTCCATCGTGGCGGACAGAAACAGCAAGATGATTTTACTATCTTCCAATCCACAAAGGGGTGTAAAGAAGTTTTATCCCAAGGCATGAGTACAACACATAATGCAGGCGAAAGTTTACCTGGCAGAAATGCAGAAATACAATCAGGTAAAGATGCTGATGGTACACCTCTACCCAACAAATCTAGAAAAGAACCAGGCAGCACAGTAGGTACAGTAGCTGGGGCGGCTGCTACTGGGGTGCCAACTACAAAGAAAAAGCTAGCGAAAGAAGACAAACAAAAAGAGTCAACACCTAGCGGTGAATCGGCAGAAAAGATAAAATGTAATACATCGTATCAACTTGCCGATGTGTCGCAATCAGATAATCAAACAGCCAGAGGTGGATCGGTTCCCAGCAGCGAAGATAGAAGTCTACGAACAGATAAAGTTTCAAGAGCATACAGAATATCAAAAGCAACAGGTATCCCAGTAAGAATTATATTAGCTATTTTTACAATAGAAAGCAGAAACAACCCACGAGCGATCAGATTTGAACCTCATGCTTTTTTGAGCAGGAATAGAAAAAGACGGCCATGGGCAAGACCTGATCTAAAGGGAAAGATTGATTATACACCAAGAAGTAAAAGACCTCCTGCTAGCAAGGATAAAGCCTGGTACCTCAGTAGGAAGAGAAACGAAACAAATAAAAGCGCATTTAAGAAAGCATTCCAATTAGATCCAAAGGCTGCGATATTATCAACCTCGTGGGGATCAGCACAGGTCATGGGAGTATACCTTCTTAGGGTAAACAAAGATCCCGAAGCCGCAGTTGCACTATTTAATAATGACCCAGTTAAAACATCTGACGATCTAATGATAGCCTGGTTTAATGATAACAAGAGATTCAAAAGACAAGCTATAAAACCAGAAGCTTCTTTAAACTTTGTTAAAATGGCAGAGATATACAATGGTCCAGGTCAGCCTGTGTATTATGGGGGTAAATTAAAAAAAGCATATGGTGATATAGGACCAGTTCCATCAAACGCTCAACTCGCAAGCCGCCAGCGCCAACCTGATACAACACCGACCGTAACAGTAGATCGTTATAATACTAGAACAGGCCGCATACGCCAAAGGGGCGCACCAGCTAAGGACGTCAAAAAATATAACAACAATCTTATGAGCAGACCAAATAACCAGACCAAGAGAGTGTGGGAACCAGTTGCACAAGCATTTGAAAAAATGAGAGCGGCTGCTCAGAGACAGGGGCACAACATTATTCTAAACTCTGGACAGAGAACATTTGAATCTCAGTTTGCTCTAAGAAGACAGAATGTTATTAATAGGAGTAAAGTAGGAGACAACAGATACCTTGTAACTGCTTCATCAAGTAAATTTAGACCTAAAACAGCAGCGCCAGGTAGGTCTAATCACCAGAGTGGGATAGCAGTTGATATTCGCACAGGTAGTCCTATAAGTAAAAATGTGCCTAGTCCAGTTTACAAGTGGCTTTGTCAAAATGCTCACCGTTTCGGATTTGTACGCACTGTTAGAAGTGAGAGATGGCATTGGGAGTTCAAAGGCAAAAGAGCTAAAAGACTTAGGTTCTCTAGGGTCAAACGAAACCACCCAACTTGGGATGGAGTATTTGCATGAGTAAAGACCGCACAGTAAAAGCAGTTAGTATAGAGGGTGTTTCACAAATAAAGAAACAACTTATAGAAAGAAAAAAGGGTGATGTAGGCGGTATAGATCATACGCACATTACAGAACCTCATGGTAATCTATTAGTAAAGGGTCAGGAAAAAGTAATAGAGGGACAAAATAATAACTTTATTATAATGGGCAGAGATAGGCCAGGCGATGGACGAGATGGATATGGTGGTGCAGGGCACACTCATGCATCTACTATTAGGTTGATAGCTGGTCTTCATGGTCGTGATGTAAAAGAGTCAAACATCAAGAAGGAAGGTAAAAAAGTAATAGAGGAAAGATTATTTTTACAACCAAGTCCATCCAAAGATGCAGCCACTTTTTATATGTCACAGAAAACAGATATTGATAGTGCATTTAATATTTCCACAGGCGGAAGATATGGTGCGCCACAAGGCAGATCGGCTATACTAGCAAAAGCTGACTGTATTAGATTAGTTGGTCGGGAAAGCCTCAAATTGGTAACAAAGACAGAAAACAAGAACTCTTTGAAAGGACCAATCAGAGGAAGGCCAGGGATTGAATTGATCGCTGGCAACGATACTACAAATATGCAGCCGCTTGTCAAAGGCAAAAATCTAATAGAAGCCTTAGATCAGACTATGGAAGTCGTTAATCAATTATCAAATATAGTAGAATATCTAGCGATCGCAGTCCAAGCAGGTGCAACGGGAATGATTCCTTCACCAACACCTGCTGGACTAGTTGGTATAGCAGCATTTCCAGGCAAGGCACTAGCCGCCTCGGTGGGTATAACATATAGCACTTTGGCGATGAGTTACTTAGCCACATTCAAAGGTAATCTTGAAATACAAAAACTTAAGAACAAATATTCAGAGGACAAATTAGTTAGTAGACATAATATGACTAACTAAAAAAGGATCACAAAATGTCACAAACGGAAACTGTAGAACAAGACTTAGCAGGAAACCCAGAACCAGATCTTCGCCCTCTTTCAAAAGAGGAAAAATCACAGGTAGATGCTAACCCAGACGCTGCTGAATTTTTGAAGGAAGGTTACTGGACGCCTACAAAACCAATTTCTACTTTGGAGAGAGCAGGGCTACAGGGCACTGCCTGGTTAAAACAGTATCAACAAAAAACAAAATCTGACAGTCTTATACAATTCAAACAAAAGTGGATTCATTTCTGTGTAAAAAAACATATACCATTTGCATTTCCATATCCCATAAGCAGAGATAGGTTTTCGGGACTAAGGATAAAAACGACAATTGATTACCTAGACGTTTTATACTACGCAGCACTCCATCCACACCTAATTGGATCGTTTGTTGAGACAAGGGATAAACAAAATAAAGTAAGGCATGTTTTTAAATATCTTGAAAAATCTAATGTAGGAAACGAGCCTGGGATTATATATTGCCGTAAGATTATGGCCGCCAGAGGAATGGTCATACAATCTGCTACCACAACAGAAGAAAAGCCTGTAACCCCCGAACGTAAAGAAGTAATACCAACTGCTGAAGAGGATAAGGAGATTAAGGAATCTGCTGATAAGGCTGCTACAGAAGCTAAGGAGATGAAGCCAAAACCTAAACCTCCACGTACAGCACTACAGAAAAACGACGCAACAGTAGCTAGAAGACGCCAACCAGATTATAAACAAACAGAACCTCCACCAGTTGAAGGTAGAGAGGCTATTTATACAGGCGGATTTGATTCTCGCTCTCGTCCTACTAACTGGCGATATACTTTGCCCAACGGTAAGTCGGGCAATATGAGCCGTGCCGTTTCTAAAAGATTTAACAAGATGGTTGAATCTTTGGAGATGAACATATCAGGTTCAAATAATATTGAAGTCGGTAAGGATGAATGGACAGACGTAACAAATTTAGCTATACAAAATAACGTTTATGATACAAGAACTGATCCTGATAAGAAGAAATTTATTTATAGAATAAAAGTAAACCGAGGACAAAGCATTAGACCAAAACAGCAAATAGGCAGGCCAGAAAGTGGTAATGGGCAAATACCCACACAGCTTATTTCATATGAGAATATTGCAAAAATATATCTTGGATCACAACATTTTGCGAATATGTTAAGGAATCTTGGTAATACAAGAGGCGATGCTCAGAAGTCTCAACAGAAAGCCACGATTAGACTTCAAGAGATTGAATATTATAGATCTCATGGTATAGCAGGTATTAGAAGAAAAATTGTTGGAGAGCCCCCAAATCAAAAAACAGCTTACACTTATGTTGTAGCAAATGATCCAATTGGAAAGGTCTTAGAGGTTAGAGAACCAGAGAGAACACCTAGTGAAGTAAGAGCAGTTGTTCGCCAGGGTGGCAACAGAACTTACTTTTTAGAAAAAAGAGTTAAGACAGAATCTCCTCTTGAAGATGTTAAACCAGCACAAAAAGATGAGGATGCAAATAATAAAAAGACAGCGACTGAGGCTGTTAATTTTGATGATTGGAAAACAAATGTTCCAAAAGAGAAAGGTGAAATATTTGCTTACTTTAATCCAAGGGTACCCACTGATGGTGATGGAAGTTATTGGGCTGTAGGCACCGCCAGTGGTTCTATTATAACAAAACAAGAATTTGAACAGCAGCGTGCAGCAGAACGACTTCGTTTTTATAATGCAATTTGTAGAAGATTTGGAAGACCTGAAACAGAGGATTTTCCACAAGCCATAGAACATGATTTTATAGCTAACTACCCTGAGCGACCAAACGCTCAAGCTCTAATGCGCTTGTTCATAGAAAAAGATGAATTCCTTGATGCATCAAAAGAACAAAGTACAAGCCTAGATATCTTAACAATCTCTAGAGCAATCAAAGCTAGCGACAAAAGATCAAAGAAAAAGTTTTCACACAGCATTAAACAATTGAGCGACCTCGGACTTAAGGTACATAAGGTGTTTGCCAATTATAACAAAATAATAAATGGCCCCGTTTCCAGCAACCGTGGTAAAAAGGAAAGAGAAATTGGAATGAGAGAGCTTCATATTGAGGCTAACACCGTGAATAATTTCCATAATCGTGTTAGAGAATTTATGGAGGAGCAAAAAGTAGAGTTCTCAGAAGACGACCAGATTGAATTTTGCTTGACTGATGATTTTAAATTATTACACATTATCCACAAATCAAAAGTTTATTTTAGTGGATTTCATAGAGATACAATTGAAAATGAAATAGGGGCAGCTTTCAACGTTGAAAACGAACCCTTCCCAGAGGAACTTCTAAGTGGTAAAAAGATTATAGATAAAACACACAATCAAACAACCTTTGGGTATCTTTATTTTGCTGAAGAGATAATCAAGCAAGAAAACAAAATTGGCAAGAAAGACCTAATGCCATGGCCAAAGTTCTTACAACTTTATACCTTCCCAGTACCAGAGATTAATCCAGACAAAGCTAAGCCAGTTCAGGGATCAGATGAAGAAAGCCCAACAGAGATTGAAACAAACGTTTCAGGTGATGATATAGCAACAGGTCAAGGTGTTACCAACTCTTTAGAGCCACGATCTGTTACTGAGGGTTCACTATTTGCTTATGAGAACGACCCAGAAAAAGAAGAGAAAGAATCGGCAAGATCTAGCCGAGTTAAAAACTTAGAGATCAAAGCCCAGGACGCCGTTTTAAACTGCGATAATCTCCCAGAACTAGCCAAACAAATAAAGTCTATTGAAGATATATTTGATATTGTACTTGATAGGATAACACTCTTAGAACTATTTGGGGAGCTTGCTAACAAATCACTACAAGACCTAAAGAAAAACTTTGCGTTATTAGACTTGGTGGAAGGTTTTTCTCCCGAGGGACTCAATGCGTTCTCAGATAGATTTGATAAGTTTGTTGATGACGAACTGTCTTGCGTTATGGACTTTGTAGGCAAGTCATTAGTTGAGGAATTATTTAACGGAATAAAATTAGAGGATCTAGACATTAACAATTTAGAAGATGTTATAAGTCCTGAAAGAGTGTCAAATTATTTTGGTATTAATATTCCGCTTATACCAATCATGGGGCTTTTAGACTTTATCCGTAAGATAGTAAAAGAAGCTATAGAAAAAGCACTAACTGAAGTTTTGCTGGCACTTGTCATAGAGGGATTAGAATCTTTTCTTGGCTGCGATGGTCTTCCAGCCTCCTTAGCAGACGACTTGGCAGCAAAACTACCAGACCCAAACCAAGCACTAAACTTTGGCGCTAAAAAGTTAAACGATTTTTTGAAAGATCAAGGAATAGACCTAGAAGCAGTGGCCGACAAACTAAACTCAAGTTTAGAAAACTTAGAGAACTTTATGGAAATTTTATCTGCGACACTTAATGCAGCAGAAATTAGATCTTTATTAGAAGGAGATCCAGGCACAATATTATTGGCTATTGTAGAGGAACTAATGGAAAGATTTGGATTAGATCCTGCTCAAGGTAAAAATACGTTCAAAGACATAGGTCAGTCTATTCCTCGTTCCGCCCTACTGGATTTTGTCCCAGAAAAATATTATGTAGAATTTTGTGACGAAAGGGATTTTATTAATGCTGCCCAAATATCTAAAGATCTACTGAGCAGCAAAGGGCTGACTGATGAGGATCAAAAAAATCAAGCTTTAGATAATATTGAAGCAGCCACAGAAAAACTCAAATCCTTGTGCGATTTAAAATCACTAGCAGAGGACGGCCTCGCAAATGCACTGGCTGGGATACCAATGCCCTCTGTTCTTAGTGATATACAAGGTTCGTCTGAAACAGCCCTGCAAAACTCAATGAATAGTTCAGTGTTTATTGAATTAGAAAAATTTATGCTTGCTAGCAGTAAAAGCGGCGGACTCTTCTCTGGCGGTGACAGAATACCTTGTGTTACTATGGGTAATGAAAATGAACAAACAAAATTGCTTCTCTTTGGTGATGACCCAAACCGTGAGATAGACAACGCCCTCATAACGTATTCAGGTCAGGTAGGACAATATCAAATAGGAAATTTGCGTCTTTATCTTGGACAGACAGATTACTCAGAATTTGATTCACCAAACAAAATTATAATTTATCGTAAAGGTGTTGATCTTCAGCAAATATTAAGTAATCCTACTTTAGCTGAGGATAATCGTAATGTGTTAGTAAACCTAACAATGCCATCAATTATAGACAGTAATCCAATAGAAAACTACGGTTCTCGTACCTGGGTTCGGAACACCCACACTGTTCGTGATCCGATTGATCTATTACCTGAGAGCCGAATTGCTGTTAACACACAGCTTATTCATGGGTTTGGCTTTAACAAAAGGCAAATAGTAAGCAGTTTCAATAAAGCGGATGCAATACTGAGGCCACCAACTGCCCAAGAGGCTGGGTCTTATCCAAAACCATTTTTAGATAATATAGTATATGATCGGGGGGATGGTTTAGAATTTTTAAACGCAGCTTTTTCATTCCCGTTTGGACGAGAAAAGCCAAACAAGTCGCCAAGACAACAATACATAGAATCGCCACTATTTGACATAGAAACTGCTTATAATATATTGTATTCTAAAATAGAAGACGCTCCAACACTTATAAATGCTGGTCCAAACTTTGAGAAAAAGACAAAGCGAAAAAATATGCTTTCTGGTATCAGCGCAAGAGTCTATCCTTATTTCTGTTCAATATGGCCTATATTTAGCGATAGTAGATCTCTACAAGGGTTTAGAGGAGAATCCCCAGTGGGCAGGATACAATTTGCATCTTCTGACGCCGAGATCACAGATGAAACTGAAGGACGAGGCGGACCAGACATAATCATGAGAAAAATGATCGTTAATTACCTAGCTAGAAAAATTAGGTTTGAATTAGAAGACGAAAGATTAGATGAAGTATACAATAAAGTAATACAAGAAGATTACTCTTTAGAAGAAGTGATTGACGCAATTATAGAGCCATTGTTTTCTGATCCAATTAATAACGCAGAAAATCTTTATCGTTTGTCTCCTGAAGTTGGCGGCGGTGGCTTCTTTGATTATGGGGCTGTATTCAAAGAATATTTTGACCTTCTTCCCCAAGAACCAAAAATAAGAATTCTTGACTCAGCCCAAACTGTTAGCCCTTCCCGAGATACTGAAAGAGGCCCCGAGGCTAATTACTTAGCAAGAATCTTTGCCGAAAAGAATAGCATCCGTGAGCAAGGCGAGCCCGAGGTGCCAGGTTACCCACCTGATAATGTCTATTCACCAATACAAGCATTATGTGCTATGGCAACTATTTACTTAGATGCATCTACTAATATAGATTCTTTGATTGGTACAACGTTTAGTAGCACTAAAAATACGGCTGACACCATACTTAAGAAAATGGTTAGTATATCAGAGGGAAGCTTTAAATAATGGCCATTGGAATTTCACCATCATTACCTTTATCTATAGATTCTAAAGACGGGGCATATGGACTAAATAAAACTCTTCGTGAATCAATTAGGCAAAACTTAAAAAATCTAATACTAACAGCTAAGGGTGAAAGAGTAATGTTACCAGACTTTGGTGTCGGTCTAAGGAACTTCCTTTTTGAACAATTTAATCCTATAGTTCTTACTAATATAAGCGACGAGATAAAATCTCAGGTATCTAATTACATGCCGTTTGTTAATGTACGCCGTATTAATTTTGCTGACAGTGAGTCTAACCCTGGTTTAATTGGTGAAAAAGAACTAAGAATAGAAATTGTCTATGACATTTTACCCTTAGATGATACGGATACCTTAACTATAACTGAAGTAACGAGCTAAATATTAGAGTGGTGGTACAATATGGCTAAAAAAAGACCTGTAAAATATGTTAGTAGAGATTTCCAAGATATTAAAAATTCCTTGGTTAATCATGCTAAGAGGTATTATCCTGATTCATTTAAAGATTTCAATGAAGCATCCTTTGGTTCTTTGATGCTAGACACTGTAGCTTACATCGGTGACAATCTGTCGTTTTATTTAGATTACCAAACCAATGAGGGTTTTTTGGACAGCGCAATAGAAACCAAGAACATTAACCGTCTCGCTAAACAATTAGGGTATAAGCCAACAGGAACTTCATCAACTGAGGGCGTAATCACAGTTTTCGTATTGATTCCTGCTTCTACCACATCAAGAGGGGTTGATGAAGAATATCTTCCAATTGTAAAGAGGGGTACTAAATTTGCTGCTGAAGGTGGCGGTATATTTACGCTTCAAGAAGATATAGATTTAGCTAACCCTGCTAACGAAGTAGTTGTAGCAAAAGTAGATACCGACACAGGTGATCCAACATACTTTGCAGTAAAGGCAAAGGGCCGCATTATATCAGGCGAGTTGTTTTCTGAAACTATAACCGTTGCGGATTATAATAAATTTCTAAAACTAAAACTTGATGGGATTGGGATTAGTGAAATTGTATCAATATTTGATACCGAGGGTAATGAATATTTTGAAGTCCCATACCTATCACAAAATGTTATATATCAACAGTTAGAAAATAGAGCCAGTGATAAAACATCTGTCCCATATAGTCTTAGACTTAAGCCAGTACCAAGAAGATTTACTGTTGATTTTGAAGATGGTGAAACCTTTATACAATTTGGTTTTGGGTCAGCGGATAATCTTACTACTGATTTGATAGCAGATCCATCAGATGTTGTTCTTAATATACACGGGAGAAATTATGAAACTGATGATAGTTTTGATCCTAGTAATTTAATAAAGAATGACAAGTTTGGTGTTGCTCCTGAAAACACAGTATTGACTATCACATATCGTGCAAACGATACAAACACTGCAAACGCCGCAGTCAATACAGTAACCACACCGTTAGAAACAGACCTAGTGTTTAAAAACAGATCTTCTTTATCAGATAACATAATAGAGTTTATTCTATCAACTGTGGAATGTACAAACGAAGACGCAATTGTAGGAGATGTATCCGAACCAGATCAAGAAGAAATTAGAACTAGAGCGTTTGACTCTTATGCATCTCAAAACAGAGCAGTGACTAAACAAGACTATATCGCATTATGTTATCGTATGCCAAGAGGTTTTGGTTCTATCAAAAGAGCCTCTGTTTCACAAGATAGGGATTCATTCAAAAGAAACCTAAATTTGTTTGTTTTATCAGAAGATGAGAATGAGAATTTTATCACTCCAACGGTAACATTATTAAATAATTTAAAAAACTGGCTAAACCAGTATAAAATGATCAATGATACAATTGATATCATCCCTGGAAAGGTTATAAACTTGTCTATTGACTTTGAAGTGGTAACAGATGTTGACGTCAATAAATTTGATGTTATTAACGACTGTATCGCCGAAATAAAAGATGAATTTGGTACCAAGAAGAATATGGGTGAGCCATTTTATGTCTCCGACGTGTTTAGGGTTCTTAATAGAGTACCAGGGGTAATAGACACAGTGTTCGTTAATGTTGATGCAAAAACAGAGGCTGGATACAGTCAGTTCCCATTTGATATAGATCTGAACACCAGCCCAGATGGTAAAATTATTTCAGCCCCTGATAATGTTGTATTTGAAATCAAAGATTTTGATCAGGATGTCCAAGGAGTTGCTAGATAATGGCTATCAAGAGATACGATGCAACTCAGGATAATACTATTACTAATGCCTTTAAAGCTGATCTTAGGACCAAGGCCACTGGATCTAACATGGGTGCTTCAGATATCCTTGAAACATTTGTTATTCACGGGCAGACATCGGCAAGTATAAGTGCGCAAAATGCTGAAGAAGCTAGGATACTGATTCAGTTTGATTTGAATAAAATAGGTTCTGATAGATCAGCAGGAACTATACCCGCATCTGGCTCTGTAAACTTTTACCTAAAGATGTTTAATGCCGAGCACGCAGATACAACCCCTGAAAACCTAACCCTTGACGTTAAAATACTATCAGCTAGCTGGGATGAGGGTCGTGGACTTGATATGGAAAATTACACAGACATTGGCAAGTGTAACTGGGTAAGTGCATCATCAACCACTGCATGGGCAACGACTGGATCTGATTACCACGCCCTTGCTGCTGTCAACAACTTTTCAGGGTCAGTAACATTTGTAAAAGGTAATGAAGATCTAGAACTAGAGGTTACACCTGCTGTAGAGAACTGGCTTGCTGGAACAAAAACTAACTATGGATTTTTATTAAAACAAACACAAGCAGCAATAACGGGATCATCAGGATCTTTATTCACTAAGATGTTTCACGGCAGAAGCACAGAGTTCGTTATGCAAAAACCAGTTATTGAGGCAAGATGGGATGACTCTAGAAAAGACCAAAGAGGTAGTTTTATATTGAGTAGTTCTGTTTTGTCTTCTGAAAATAACTTGAACACTTTATATCTTTACAATAGATTCCGAGGAACACTAACAGATATAGTAGGTCTTTCGGAGAACCGATTGAGTGTAGCGTTCTACACAGCATCATCAGATGGCGCACCTATTGGTGTAAGGGCCATCGTAACTGATATTACGGGCGCTGCTACCACAGCCGTTGAGGCTGGTAAGTTGATTGAGAATGGCAACGAGATAACAGGTATTTATACCGCATCGTTTGCTACCACCAGTTCATTTTCTGAACTAAATGATGTGTGGCATAGCGGCTCAACAGAATTCTTTACTGGCTCGTTTAAACCAGCCTCCTATAAGTTGCTCTTAGAAGACAGAACAGAACCGTATATGTCTAAGATAACAAATTTGAGTTCTCTGTATTCTACTGACGATAAGCCAGTATTTAGAGTGTTTGTACGTCCGAAACGATGGCAGCCAACAATATATTCTGTTGCATCAGTAGAGATAGAAAATACTATTATTGAGGATGCTTACTATAAAGTATTTAGAATAGAAGATAATCTTGAGGTCATACCGTTTGGTACTGGTACAACAAATCACACTAGAATGTCCTATGATGTAAGTGGAAACTATTTTGAACTTGATATGGAGCCTTTTGAATCAGGTTTTAATTACGGTATCCAATTTGCTTACTTGTTACAAGGTGATTATATTGAGCAACCAGAAGTATTTAAATTTAGAGTTGAAGATCCATAAACATGAGTATAAAAAAGTTATTTGATGCTAAAAAAGCAGGCAAAATAGGTAATGTTGCAACTACTACAGGCAAGAAGTTGGCTGATAGTGTTGAATCTATTGGACAGGTTCAAGAAGCTATTGAAAAGAATACTACGTTTGTACCAAAGATAGATTACTCCAAGCCAGAAAACTTTGTGAAGTATGGTTCTGCATACCGATACTATTATGATACTTTCGGATATGTTAAAAACTATTACCCATATGATGGTAGTTCAAAAGATAAGTTAGAATTTTTCAATGACCTTACGCCATTTGAACAATATATTTTAGATAATGAATACCCTAAATCTACGGGATATGTAACAATAGGGGCAATATATGGTGCTGACGGTGCGTCTAAACAAGGATATACTACACCAACTACTGCTGAACACATACAATTTAAAGGTGGCCCACACACTGGGACATTTTTTGCAACAGGATCACACCTATCAAATAACTTAGAATTTGGCGGAGTTAGTGGATCAACCGTAGAATTTTATTATAATAAGACAGAGTTTGATAGTTCAGTATCATCACCAACAGAAGTTATTTTAGATGTTTGGAACGGTGTGGCAAGTGGATCACATGATTATGGACGCCTAACCATTGAGACAGATTCAGGATCAGCAGATAGATTTTATGTTTCTTATCAATCAGGATCAAGTGGTGTATTCAAAGCAGCAGTTCCAACCGCAGGCGGGCTAACATTAGGAAGCGGCTCTTGGGATCATTATGCGTTTGTATTTTCAAACAGTGGAGCTTCAACATCAATCAGTCTTTTTGAAAACGGAGCCTGCAAACAAAACAATATTCTTACGGGGTCTTCAATCAATTTAGTTACAGGTAGTTTGATTGGTCGCCTTGGCGCACTAAGAACAGCCCCAGGGCCAATACAGCCAAGTGGATACGGAGCCCAAGCAACTGCTACAGATGCCATTGATATGTCTGGATACCAAGCTGCTGGTGATCCATCTAGCAAATTCAATATAACAATACCTGTTGCCGCAGGCGGCACTAACACTGCGGTTACAATAAAATTTGATATCTCATCAGGTGGCTCGCCCTCAAGCACAGGAGCGAATCACATCAATATAGGCACTGCGGGGTCAGGCGATGCAGCTAATGCGGCTCTTGTCATAAAGGCAATTAATGGCACCGCAGATAGTAGAATCACCTTTGGGTCAGGAGTTAGTTCAGGCATACAGGGTGTAACAGCCACAGCAGGCAGCACAAGCACTAAGGTTACCCTAACAATAGACAAGGGCGGCACATCGGGTAATATTACCAGTGCTGTCGCACACGGCGCAGGCACTGTTAATTTAGTTGACGTGGCTAACTTTACAGGCGGTGCTGTAATACCCGCAGGCGATGGCAAGCTATCAGCATCTCTAGATGAATTTAGATTCTGGAAAGAGCCAAGAGATCCAGTGGAGATAGGACAAAATTGGTATATGGCCGTCAATGGCGGAGCAAACACAACATATAACAATAGCACTCTAGGGGTATACTTTAAGTTTAATGAAGGTATAACAGAAGACTCTTCAACTGATTCTACGGTATTAGATTATTCTGGACGTTTGTCAAACGGAACATGGACAGGGTATTCTACATCAGGGACTAGAAATACTGGCTCTGCTATAGTGTCATCTAGTGCTGCTCCATTTGAGGCGGGTGATCCAATCATATACGGCAATCATCCAACTTATATTTCTAGAAGATCAGACCTGTCAAATCTAGGTGAGACATACGACTTTAATAATAACTCAAGTTTATATTATACCTTACCAGGATGGATAATAGAGCAGGATGAGCAAAACGGATCGCAAATAGCAATCCTAACCCAGATCATGGGTAGTTATTTAGACACGCTTTACGCTCAGATTTCTAATGTTTTAACAATAAAAGATAAATCCTATGTTACAGGTAGTAACCTTGAGTCGCCAAACAATGATCGCCTTCTATCTTCATTGGGATTTGAAGCTCCTGAGTTATTTGATTCTGTCAACGAAATAGTTCGCTATCTGGACAAAGATGATAAAAGACCACTAGAGAAATCTATATATCAGATTAAGAATGTTATCTATAAAAATCTTTATAACAACTTGAGTTATATCCTTAAGTCAAAGGGTACAAGAAAATCATTTACAAATACATTAAGGTGTTTGGGTATAGATGAAAAGCTGGTCAAGATAAGCACATATGGTGACAATGTAAGTTATCCTCTAACCAGTAGCTACAAAGAGACTTCGCACGAAAGCAAATATATAGACTTTACTGGACTTAGACGTGGTGATGACACCGAGGCTTCGGTGTATCAGTTTTACTATGCTGATGGTTATGATGGTGGGTCAAGTGGGATTATTCAACAGAACACATCTCTTGGTCCCAATACATTCACCCTACAAGCAGACATTAATTTCCCACTGAGGCCGCAACCAGGGTCTAAAAATTACATTACTCCAGCGTCTGTAACAGCTTCACTATTTGGTTTTCACACACCGAATAGCACTTCTGCTACAGCAACAGATACTACCTGGGCAAACCCAGAAGTTGATTATGGTCTACAAGTTTATTCAGTTCACGCCCAAGGAGAGTACTCGCTAATCTCATCAGAAGATGCGGCCTCAAAAGATGTGTATTTTGAAGTGAAAGATAGGCTTGGAAATATTATCTTACAAACAGATACCATATCAGATGTTTATGATGATACTCGCTGGGTTTTGTCATTAAATGTCAGACCAGAAACATATCCATTTGCACAAGATGTAGACGGGGCAGAAATACATAATCACAAATATATTGTTGAACTTTATGGTTCAAGTTTTACATCCGATCAAAAGAATGCAAGTTTCCAAAACAGCAGCACAGTTGTATATGCAACAGGATCTAATATCCTAACTAGCGCTAAAAGAGTGTATGTTGGCGCACACAGGACCAATAACACAGGCGGAATATTACAAAGATCGGACATACGAGTCGGCGCTTGTAGGGCATGGAATAGCTTCCTGACTTCCTCTGATGTTGATCATCAGGCAAGAATTGCGAGTGTTTACGGATCACAACACCCTTACAGAAATATCAATACGTTTCAAGCCAGTGGTTCAGATGTATATGTTCCTAGTATAGAGTCCCTAATGTTAAACTGGGATTTTGAAACTGTTACGGGATCAGATGCTAGCGGTCAATTTAGAGTAGATGATTTTACATCTGGTTCAAACTCGTCTAACTATGAAAACAATTATCAAGCAGCATATGCATCCACACAGAGACACCACTCTGCAAGAGGTGATTTCTTTAAGGCAAATGATAAACCAGCGAGAAAACAATACTTACCAACTTTAGAACTTCAACCACCAGAGGAAATTGCCTCTGATGATATGATTACCGTAATCTTAGAGGGGTCCGATGATGATGTCTTTGGTCGGGACAGAAGACCTGTTAGATATTCATTTGCAGTTGAGAAGAGTTTATATGATGGTATCTCTAGCCAAATGCTCAATATGTTTGGCTCTATAAAAGACTTTAATAATCTTATTGGAGAACCAGTCAATAAATACAGAGCAGAGTATAAAGACCTGGGTAAGTTGAGAGAGATATTCTTCCGAAGAGTAACCAATGATAAAATAGACTTGGATAAATATTTAGATTATTACAAGTGGCTTGATGGTTCTCTAACAAATATGATAGAGCAACTTTTCCCTGCATCTGCTATGGTGGCCCCCAATGTTCGCAACATTGTTGAGAGTCATGTTTTAGAGAGAAATAAATATCAACATAAGTATCCAACGATAGAGGGGTATCCTTTTGAGCCATCAGGATCAATACGTGGTGGTTTTGAATCGCAGTATAGTTGGAGATTTAATCATCACCCTCCAACCATGACTGGATCACTTGCATCTGCGGTTGATGCGATTGACCTAGACGGCTACCAAGCGGCCGCAGATCCATCAACTAGATTCACCATTCAGATTCCAGTTGCCGCTGGTGGTTCCAATACTACAATTACAATTAAGTTTGATGTATCCTCTACTAGTGACCCATCTAGCTTTGGATCTAATTCTATTACTATCGCTACGGCAGGGTCAGATGATGCAGCTAATGCCGCTTTGGTGGTAAAAGCTATCAATGGTACTGCTGATGATAGGATTACTTACGGCAATGACGCTGGAGGTGGCACTGATGCTATTACTAATATTGGTGTACTTGGCATCTCCGCAGCGCAAGGTAGCAACACTAAAAAAGTAACCCTAACCATGACAGTCGCTGGTACAAGCGGCAATATTAGTAGCGCCATAGCTCATGGGGCAGGAACTGTAAATCTTGTTGATGTAAATGATTTTACGGGCGCTAGCGATAAGATACTAAAAGAAGCTCAAAATGAAAATTGTAGCTGGTGGCAGGGTCGTGCTGATCGTGATGGTGTTGCTCTTTCGCTTGGACCAAACGCCGCTGCCTCAGCAGGAGTTCAATTAGACAGACAAAATCTGTTCAAAGTAACTGGTAGATCTGTCTTGGAACAAAACAGAAAGAAATTATACAAGTTTGAGTCCGTTGTAACTAATAATATAGTCGGTGGCTCAAATGAATTTGCTAACAAGGCAAAAACTAATGTTTTATCTTTTAGTTCAGTAGCATCAGCTAAAGATTGCACTGATGCGGTAGTTCCTCCAGGATCTCCTCTAGAGAAAGTTCGTCAAGGTTTTCGTGTTAGTATAGCAGGAGAAAATTTCAAAGGTAATCGTCTAGCTCCATTTAGTTTGTATAATGCTTTGAATGAAGGCACTCACAATAAGATGTTAACAGATAATGGACTGTCAGGATCTCAAATAACTAATTTACATGAAGACGCTTACTTTGGATCGGGCTATGAAGTTCCTATGCAGGGTCCATTTACTAATACACATGTAGGTGGATTATTAGCTAGAGCTAGTGGGCTAAGAATGCAAACTGATCCGACCCTTAGAAGAGAGAAATTTAGATTATCTGTCTCTAGCGGCACTGGCGTTCTAGCAAACATAGACACAGAAACAGGTGCCCTAAGTTCTGGTAAGGGCCACTATTACAGAGGACTAACTTCAAAATCACCAGTCAATATAGCTAATATTGCGCACGTAACAAGTAGCGTTAGTGGTAATGTGCTTGGAAACTTTGATAGAACTTTAAATTATCAAGTAGTACAAACATCAGGCAGATCAATAAATAATATAGATTTAAGGGATGACCCAACTGCTTACGCACCAAATCCTCTTCTCTCTCCATACGTTGGTGATGTTGTTGAAACACCTATCCCAACTCGCCGAGGCGACCAGGCAACAATTTCTACTAGAACTTCACAAAAATCTGTGTTTACGGAAAGGTTCTCAGCACCAGGTGGTGTTGAAACATCCAGCCCATTGTATTTGGATTTCTATGCTAGTGAACTTTCTCCAAACAATGCCTTGCCATTTAGAAATACATTGACAAGAGAAATTATAAATGGTAGGCTTCAAGTACATCAAGCTCGTGGTGGTCAATTAGGATCAGTAGCAGGTAGTTTAATTTCTTCAGGATTTACTGTACAAGATCTTAATACAGGAAGTTTTGGATTTGATGTTATTTCAAGACATGACACACAAAGAAACACTTTACAGAGACCTGTTATCTCGGGATATTTTGCTGGTAAATCTAATATTTATACTGTAACAACTGGCTCTGTGAAAGATAATGCATTTATAACACATCCAATACCAAGAGCCGACCGACTTAGCTGGCTACAGGCCCTAAGTGGCTCATCTTCCACATCAGAACATGATCTTTTTAATAGTGGTTCTGTAACACCAGAGGTTATCACTGTTCCATCTCGTAGTTCTTTAGTGCAAGGAACTGGATATGATGGTACATTACCAGGCGGTACAGTTATACCAGCTACGGCTGAACAGCAAAAACTTCTTCTTGATGGGACAAGCTACAACGGTTCTTCCGCAGGCGGCTTTAATAAGTTTGCTCTTTCGGGTTCTGCATTTATACTCTCTGATGCAAATGGGGTTAAGTATGGAGTCTGTCTTAACCTTAGTGGTACAACTGGTCCATCAGGACCAGAGGATGATTTGCTTGCAGCAGGCGTCGCTGCTAATAAAATATTTCATGTAACTATACAATTTTCTAGTAATTCAGGTAATGTTCTAGATCAAATTTCACAATCTATTAATATTAATGCACCAGATCTAGACAATAGTATTGTTACGCATACTACTTCTTCGGATAATAATCCCTCTAATCATACATTTACATTTGCTACTGGTACTGCTATCACAGATGTTCAGCCGATTGCGGGACCATTTACAACAATCAATAATGATGCGGTGTCATATTTAGCAGCAACAAGTCCATCAGGTACATTCACTTCTCGCATTGGTGCAGTTGTCTTAACTCAAGGTGGCCCCGCTGGTTTCTTGCGAACGCAAGTTTTTGAGAACATGAAAGATTACAGAGAAGATGACACCTCGGCTGTCCTTTCAGCGTCAGACGGTACAGTTCAATACCGTTGGGGTGTTGGTAAAAACTATAATAGCTGGCAACAAATCAGACAAAGCCAGATCAGAAATAGAGAGTCAATTCTTCCATCCAATAAGGTCAGAATATATGACCGTACAATAAGCGACGCTGGTTCAGTTGTTGAGGTGGAAAGAGAGATTTCAGAACCAGTGGTTCAATATTCATATAAGCCAATTGTTACAACTTTATCTATTGTAGATGATGCTAGTCCTGAAGATGATCAGCTTGTATTTAGAGACATAGTAATAGAACACTCATATACAAACCAAAAAGCAACGTTTATTAACGGGGATGTTAGGACCAGACTTGGCGGCAAGCCAAAATCACAAATGTTTGTATACGATTCTCTAAGAGATGTAAAGAGTATTACATATTCTAAAAAGCTATCCGCTGAAGATACAGGTATTGGTAGGATCAAGAGTCATAAGCTTAGACAAGACATATATCCAAAAGTGATAAACGCTAATTTATCTTCAAGCCAGGTAAGAGATAATTTCCAATATACTCGTTGGCGAGATGACGACGAGGTATTTGCAGCTTTATCAAAAGCAGATCCTCATAGAGTTGTTGATGGGCTTGGCTTCATCCCAGCAACAGAAGAAAACTTTGTTCCTGTGATGGCCCAAAGGGCTGCTGCACAAAACAGGCAATCACCCAGATGGCAAGTTGGATATGTTAATTCTCAGGGCTATGCTATAGAGCAAAAATTCCAATACCCGTTTGATTCAGCAGAGGGGGTTACTGCGGCAAGAACAGGGAATGGTACTGCTTCAATTTGGCCTATGGACTCATTTGCATATGGTGACGGATTATTTAGTGGGTCACATGTGATGCTAACAGGTGTTACAGTTGATATTAGCGGTGCAGCAACAAATGTTGATTTCTTCGGTGGTCAGGCTGCGGGGATATATAATTTAGCCGCTGGCGAACTTATGACATTTAAGTTTGGAGCCCCTGGAAGAACAGGGTCAGCACCAAACCAAGGTTTCACACCAACTCCTTGGTACTCTAAGCGCTCATGTCACTATATGAATCAAGTAATGCATTTAGACTTTGATAGTTTGTCAGGAAATCCAGTAAATTACACCCAGTCCTTGGAAGAGGGTTCAGTCGGTGGCGTTTTCTTCGCACCACCTTGGACCGCTGGCAGAGATAGGCGAGCCGTAGATGGGCCAAGCAAAGGTTCTCTAATTGAATCTAGAGGACCATTTTATGACACATATAAAGATTTTTCCGAGGGACAAAAACAACTCGGTCGTGGTATGTCCCTAATACCTGAATTTAGAATTAGCGAACACATAGACTTATATGAAGTACAAAACTTTGGCGATTACTATGCTTTTAATAGTTCAAGTTATTCTATTACAGGTGCGGCTGATCTTGCTAGTAGCGCACAGAATGGCTTTATGGCAAGATATCAAAATACAGATTTTATTAGATTCCTTAATCAGTTTATGATAGATGATAAGGAGATCAATGGTCTTCCATCTGACTTATCCTTAGAAGTAAGAGGTGTGCAAAAAGTCTTACCTTATGATGGTTTTTATCCCATGGTAAGAAGTTTACAGTTAGCTACCTTATTCTCACAATCATATACACCAGGCGCAACATTTGAGGCCGAAACAGGCACAAGAGGTGGTGGTAATCAAACTGATATTTCTGGCGCTGGTTGGCAAAACGTTCTTGACTATTTCTATGCACCAGGCATCATGTATAACTCAATCAAATCTGGTATTGCAGTTGATCACCCAGTATTTATCAACAGGGATATAAGATTTAATAGAGAGCCAGGAGAGGTAGGCTTTTTCTTGTCCGCTTCGGGTGATCCTAGAACTTTTGCTGAGCTTAGTAATTACACAAAAGACAGTCCAATTATTCGTAGAAACACTCATGGTCTAGGTGTTCTAAATGCAGGTAACTTTAGAATGGAAGTAGCACGAATATTTAAGGAAAAACCTTTACCAAGAAGGTTAGGAACATTTCAAGATATACAACCAACTGGTAGTGAGGAATTTTTAGCACACTTGCTTTACTACCCAGATCGTCTTGATTTTGAAACTATTGTTAACCCAACAGAATATCTATTAAATAACAAATTTGTCAATAATCAAATATTTGATTGGCAAGCTAATGACATTACATCATCATTCTACACATATGCGAATAACAAATATGTAAAAGGGGCAGGTAATTTCTTTGGAGCAGTTCCAGAAGTATTCCTAGAAAATAGCACACTAACAACCATTGCATCTGATCCAAATTTAGTAAACCCAGGTGCCATACCAGTTCAGAGTGGTACATTGTACGCTATGGAAATTTCTCTGCGCAAAACAGATAATTTTAATATGTATTCAAATCCGATTGCATTCGGTCCTTGCACAGCAACAGGTTCAGCTTTTGATAATAATGAATTACTAGCAAATGCAGGAGTCACTGGTAGTCTTAGAGACAAGTATGGCTCTGTCCTAAAACCAGATTGGGGATTGGTTAGGTTTGGTAATAAGGCAACTAACTCAAATCTTTCTGGGTCAACGCCATCAGGTTCATCCTGGCCTTTATTACATGGCAACAATGCCCCACACACTCCACCTTATTGGTATGGGGCGTCTTGGGCAAGAGTTTATTTTCTGCCAACTGGTTCTGGGTTGTTAACTCTTAATGAGATCATTGCTGCGTCTCAAATTGAATATGGCAATGATAATGATTATTTGTTTGACTTTAGGTTTAATGATCTAAATCAGACAGATGTAAGTGCAGCCTATGGTAGTACAACAATAACCCAAGGAACACCTATGACACATGGTAATGGAGGACTGGGAGTCCCAGGTTATTTGTGGAACCGTGCTTGGCAAAACAAAATGGAAATCAGAGCTTCTGTCACAGTAGATAATGTACACCCAGGCAATATTCAACCAAACGATTCTTGGGTAATCATGCCTAAGTGGGAGTGTCCAATATTGGATTTCCCAGTCCGAGATGAGCCATGGGCAACAAATAGTGGTTCCTATAATTTTAGTGCTTCGTTTTCTAAGATAGGACTAGAAGATATTGGTTTGCGCAATTTTACTGATGGTGCATTTGGTAAAGAGGCTTGCCCTCAGCAAGGCATGTGGCATCAATATGGGGTTACGCCAAATCCAGGTGAGGGTGTGCAGATGCTAATTAAAGATCTAGGTTCAGGCGAAAAAGAAAAACGACTAAAAGCAGTGAGCGTGTTTAAAGATAGCGCTGGAAATTTACCATCAATTATTGCTGAGGCTGAAGAACAGTTCTTACCTAAAATACCTAATTCACTTGTTGATATAACAGAAACAGGTGACCGTAAACGAGAGGTCCGATCTTTAGCTAAATTGGTTGGCTTCCCTGCTGAAGTTGTGAATCAGCCTGTTAATCTTGGTAAAGTAGCAGATAGAAAAGAATTTAGTGAAGCAATTGTTGCGCTTCCTTATTTCAAGGATAATGATGGCCAGCTACAGTTTATTCCAATCCCAATAAAGGATGAGAGTAATCAGGTTGTGCAAATATTTGGTAAGCAAACTGCAAGACTTAGAAGAGCACTAACCAAGTATGTTCTTCCACCAACTATAGAAAGAAGGATGTCTTTCTTGGCACCAGAGACATATCCAAGGATTACTGAGGAGGATTTGTCTGCTAAACCAATCAATTCCAGGTTAGACGACGAAAATCCACCTATAGCCATGTACTTATTTGAATTTACAACCACATTCAACAAGCAAGATCTTGCAGATTGGTGGCAGGGTATCATGCCAGAAGCAAGTAAAAAGTTTGAAAAAGCTAAGGTTTACACAATTGATCACGCAATGCCTGGTGTTGGACTGCAAGACTTTGGGGCTAAGCCTGGCGCAGGTGGGGGCAAAGTAGATCGTCGCCTACGTGATCTTATAGATAACTCAGAATTTATTCACTCATCTGACAAGGACAGTCCTGGCTTTAGGCCAGATATACAATGGATGGTGTTTAAAGTTAAGCAGCGAGCAGCAGGTAGTTATGAAGAGATGATTAGAAATAGTCTACGCTTTGCAGGTGCTACAATACAGGAACCAACAGGTCAGCTTGCTTACGAGAAGAGAATGAAAGGGTTTAATTGGCCATATGACTTCTTCTCAATAGTTGAATTAGCTAAAATAGAAGCAGGTGTTACATTCAGACCAGATATAGATGAAATAGACGGCGATGGTGATCTTAATAATAAAAATGTAGAATCGTTAGATGGTCCTGACTCCCGAACTGAAGCTCTCAGGACAAACACAAGAAGAAGCCCAGGACAAGGTATAAAGGTTAATTAGAATTATGATTAATAAGATGGTGTGGTATTTATAATATGACTGTTTTTTTCAACAAAAAAGAAGATGTAATACAGATAGAGTTGACCCAATACGGAAAGTATTTGCTTTCAAAGGGTAGATTTAAGCCTGTATTATATAGCTTTTTTGATGACGAGGTTCTTTACGACGTAACATATGGTGGATTATCAGAGGAACAGAACGATGCTGTGACTAGAGTAAAAGACTCTATCTACATGAAAACAATATACAATTTCTCTTCCTCTCTTGAATTTCCAACCCCATATAGTGGAAGCTCTTTAGGTGTTATAGATACAAATCATGCTCTAAGTAAGCCGATTGGTACAATGGACCCTGCTAAAAGTTTTAAACCTGCTTGGAAATTATCTTTACTAACTCCAGAGTCTGTCCCTATGAGTGGCGCAGTAAAATATGCTGAAACATACAATCGTGGACAAACTGTCCCACAGCTTTTTTTCACTGGTACATATGAGTATGTAACTACTGATTTTGGCGAGGACATAGAAAATGAACAAGCAATAATTCTTGATGTGTCTGAAGTTAACACCACGTTTAAAATGAAAGGTAACTTTGATGTAGAAGTATATGAAGTTCAGTCGGGCTCAGGTGAAATTATAAAACAACTAAATTTTATTCCTGAAGAAGAAGCAAGGTCTGAAAATGATTTCATCAAGGCCAGTGAAGCTGAACTTAATGATAGGTACCCAGATTTGAATGATACATTTGTAGAATACTTTTTAGATGTGCGTCTAGATAGAGAAATTGATGACATAGGTAGAATTACAGTGTCACAAAACAATTTGTATAATTTAGATGATGATGACAGCGGGGAGGTCTGCTAATGCCACAGTTTAGATTTGACTCCTGCGCTTCCTATACAGGACTATCACCAGATGTTGAGATCCGACGAGTAACCTTTGAGCCACCTCAAAATGCCCAAGATGCAGATACAGGGTTTGGGCTAGTTACAGTTAACAATTCATTTATTGAAAGGATTGTTGATCAAGCACAAGATACTTGGTTTGATGATGTGGAAGCACAAAAATACATTTCATCCAGAGTGATTTTATCAACAGACGCTGGCTTCAGTCAGTTGCTAGTGAATCTTATTAACGTTATTAATGCTGACAGACGTGGTGCCTACGAGGGTGATGATATTATTAATGAGCTTAATCTTGTGCAAAGATTTTATTCTGTTAGTGCAAGGGCTGGCAATTTTAATTTTACAGAAGCACAAGCAACCTTGCTCGCTGGTTTACTAGGACTTGATGGTATACACATAAGAAATGGACAATTCCACCCAGGACCAACCCATGCCGCTATGGAGTTAAGTCAGATAAGGATGAAAATTTGTGTTGACTTACTTAAGAGTGATAGTTTGGGAGTAGATGAGGAAGGAAACACTCCCACAGCAGTTAGGGACATACGTTATGCCTCTGGTTTTAAATTAGATGTGCAAGAGTTTAGACTACTCCAGATATATAGAAGCCTGGAAGGCCAAGCGGGAGCAATAGAAAAAACTATTGGTGATGATGGGGAAGAAATTAGAAGGTCTGATTTGCCATTAGCACGATTTAGAAATGCACGTTTAGATGCAGATCATGTGACTGTCTTTTGTTTTTCTTATGTTAATACGGATGCAATAAGAAGTGAATTTGATATCACGCCAGACAATACAATATTAGACTTTACTTATTCAAAAATAAGCACAGCAACGGTTTCCTCTACCGTGTACATTAGGCCTATACTAGTAACAGCGGAACAAATACAATCATCCGATCAGGAAATAGTTGCACCAGATAATGGGATATTCCAAGATCTTCGTGGTCTTTTTAGTCTAAGTGGGCAAGTGCTTCAAGGTGGTGATTCTTCACAAGTTATGGGCGGCATACAAGATAGTCCAGTTGATCTTTCTAGATTTGAAGACGAAATAAAAAGTATGTCAGTGGATGTGGATGAATCTGTATACGCAATGCTAGCAAGAGAAGCAGTTGTGTTTTCAGACTTGTGGGCGTCAAGACGAAGAAATGATGAAGTAGATTTAGCGTTTGCATTTAACGAGCAAAGATTTTTACAACAAAATAGTGTATTTCCTAGGATATACACGGATGAAGTCTTTGCTGAGCTAGCAAGAAACTTAGGGTCTGGTATAACAAGAATACAAGTATACAAACACCAACTAAACCCAGATAACAATGTGGTGGCCAACTCTCTAGGGACAACGAGCAGAAATACTCGCTCTACTAAAAATCAGGATAGAGAAATAATAGGCCTCACAGGAAGTTCTGGTGCAAGTAGCATACGTGAATTTACAAATCAAATATATTTAGGGGCAAGAAGTAATAACCTGCAAGGTATGCGGTTTTTTACAACAACTGATTTTCATGAAAATGAAGAAGAGAGAGCTAGCGCATCGGGGAAGAAATTTGAGTATGGTTTAGAAATTGATTACTTAGATGCTTCGGTTGATATGTTACTGCTTCTAACTAATGCCTTCTTAGAGAAGGAGAATGCACTAAGAAAGGTGGTTAGTAATTTGGGAACAATGCCATCCTCAACGCCTGAAGACCGAACCAGTCTGCATGAAATGGCCAACAATGAAGTGAGTTTAACACAGTGGATGACTCCGATTATGAATTCCTTAAGTAATACAGGGGTTTTAAAGGGGGTGACTGGAGACATATTAGAAATTATTACAACGCTAGGTGGTAATGCTGACATGTCTGTATTTGAGCGAGCAGAGGGCATAGAAAGAATAGCAGATATATTTGCATTTTATGGCAGTGAATTGGAGAACGAATTAAGAAGGGCGGTTCCTGGAATACAAGTATATCCAGGTGATGATAGCCCAGAAAACGCTACTGCTTATGTATCTAACCCAAACAGTGGACAAAGTGCTTCCCGCTCTATAATAACAAAAAACTTTGTGTTTAAGAACATTGTTGAAACCACAAACAATGAGGGATATGATTACTTAAATGTGGGCAGTGAAGCTACCCCTAATGTTGGTTTGGAAATAAAAAACCTTACTGATTTCCTAGCTCGTGCTGATCAAGAAACAAGTAAGTACTTTCTTTCGCCGCAAGCAGTCGCAGGGATAGAGGATACGAAAATAAAGTATTTTACTCCTGCTACTATAGTGGATTCAATTGGAGGGGATATAGTACAAACCCCTGCAAACATATACAACTATGATAGATATACAAATTTCACTGCAAATATATTAGAGCGAGCCAGTCTAAGGACACAAGGTAATCAAAACAAAATAAAACCAGATAGAGAAAATGCAAATGGTTCTAATACCACAAATAGCCTTCTTAGTCAATTACAACTGCTTGGCGCTAATATAAAATTACAAGCACCAACCGCTGGGGGCCTCGTTAACATTAACTTGTCAAACGTGTCTGATTTTGTTGGTATTGCGCTTGGGACTGCGACAGGGGATGAGGGTAGCTTGCAGCAAAGTGATATGGATGAAATAGCACATCGGGAGCAGTTTGCAAGATTAGAAAATCAAGATATTAGAGATTTACAGGTTGTTAGTGAGAACATATATAAGCCTTTGGCAAATCTCGTAGGCCCAATATTAATATCAAGCGAAAACAGAGGAACTAACAAGGCAGAGAAAAAGAACTCATTTAGTCAGGTTGTGTTAGATATGGATGAGAATATATTAGCAGATATATCGGAGTTACCAAACCAAATAAAAGCTATGATTAAGATTGTCACAACAAAGTATAATGGTGAGACTGAGCAATTTCAAAACTATAGGTATGATTTTGAAGAACTAAGAGAACATCGTGGACCAAGAGGACAACTTACGGGACTCTCAGATCCAATGAGAAACTACACCCAATTTGCATCTTACTGGTTGAATTTTAAACAAATCAAAAAAGTAGAGATTTTATCTTCATTTAACAGAACAAGGAATCAAGGATATGATGTGGCTAATGCTGTTTGGAGAGAGATAGATATTCAAGATGTGAATAACTTAGGTGTAGATCAAATTATGTTGTGTAGGTTTAATTCTTATGTAGGCGAAGTAGCAGACCAAATTGGGGCTACTTCAAATAGTGGAATAGATTTACCTATATATAATCAATATTTTTTCCTAACTAGAACTTTGGAAGAACAAAACATTAGAGTATTAGACGACGATCGCACAGAAGCAGTTTCAGTTACAGTAGAAGAGATAGCTAACGACCAGCGTTCTCAATCTGAATTGGACCGCAACAGAAGCACGAGAGAGCGGATGTCAGATCAGGTGGAGCAAATGGACCCTGTTACCTTGCAAGACCCCGCCCCGCCTGGGGCAGGAGAGGGTCAAGCCTACCAGTATGGCGAGGACCAGTTTGCACAACAAGCTATGGAAGCAGCGCCTGCCTCGCCAAGGGACGAATTCCAAGCTGCTGCCGAGCAAGCATTTGCCAACAGTAACCAGCAAACACAAACACAAACTCAGACTCAGACAGCGCAAGCGACTCAAACTCAAGAGCGTGCTGAGGCTGCCGCAGCACAAGCAGAAGCCCAAGCGGAAGTGGAAGTGGGTCAGACCCAAGCAGCGGCTATGGTAGACGACCAGGCCATAGATGATGCGGGTATTGACGCAGGTATGGTCGGAGAGGTCGCTGTGGGCGCAGGTGGTTATGCGGGTGGTGTTGGCGGCGCAGGCGGCGCTGGCAGCGGCTTTCCTGGCGGCGGGGGTGGTTATCCATGACTAAACGACAAATAACATTTTTTGCAACAAACGGTTATCGTGCTTTGGGGGCACAGAGCTTCAGATCTATTTCGGATCGCAATGATGGTAGCCCCTCTGATGAACTATTCCTCACAAGAGCAGGTCAGAATCTTGTTACAATAGGTGATCAAGTATATGACGAACAATCAGATCAGTATTTACAACAAATTCTTGTTAACATAAGGCAAGTTGATCGTGAGAGTAGTGACTTGACAGACGGAAATTTTGAGTATGGGTCAGAGTTTTATAGGCCCCTGCTTAACAGCATCGCTTCAATTGCCCGACCACAAACAAGTTTCTGGGTAGATGTTGACCCAGTACCATGGGTAAGAGATATAAAGAGAACCCATGAGTACCTAAAACAAGGTACAAACTCTGGACAGATCGCCGAGATCACACCAGTGTACAATTATTATGCTGGAAGATATCAAAGTTTAGCCGCTCAGACAGACGAGCAGCTTTTGCCTAATATTTACAGTAGAGAGATATGTAGAATATTAAGAGACGAGTCAGAAGACAATTGGCTTGGATCTGATCTAGCTCGCCAAAATGCTACGCAATTCTGTGAAGATTTTGATGCAGATCTCTTACCACAGACACCAGAGGAAATAAACACTAACCGCAGATTTGAAAGAGTTGTGTTTCCTCAAACTGAACTCAGAGAAATCCTTGCACTTGACGAAAGAAAAAATCTATACCCAATGTATGTCAACATTACGTTCCCAACTGATACTATGGGTCCGCTAATGAGGGCTATAAAGAAAGCTAGGTTGAGCACTACGTTTTATAATAGGCTCCTTAGTTTGCAAAACGAAGTGCAAAGAATCAAAGCAACTGGCATCCATGCTGGAGTAATTGAGTACCCCGAAAACACCTATGTGAGTAGAGGTATGACCTTTAGCAACATTGATATTATGTCTTTTAGTATTTTAGATTTAGTCAACGACCTGATAGAGGAAGCACTTGACGGCGAATTAGAAGACGCTCAGAATGCAGAGTTCTTAACTTTGCGGGGTGCTGAACGGCTTCCAAATGATAGCCCAGGTAGCTGTTTAAATTTGTTAGATAAAGTATATCTTATGGCCATTAAGTCTGAAATAGAACAAATACTGAAGGTGGATAATATTCCATCATTGTTTGATACTGTAGATCCAAGATCGGATATTAGACGTCTCGTCGGCGCAGGCGCAGACTTACTTAAAGAAACATTTAAGCAAGAGATAGTAGGCTACTCAATAGAGAAAAGAAGACCTGATGGAACTTTGCTGGGAGATTATTACTTCCCAAATACTGATGATTTAGATGTATTAAAATACACCGATACACAAGTAAGATACAACACTGAGTATGACTATGAGGTGTACGCACATGTTGTTACTGTTGGTCAAAAAATAATAGATATATTTCCTACAGAGGGAGGAGGACTTAAATCTATTACATCTACCGCTGTAAAAGACTTAATCTTAGTTAAGGTGCCTTTGTTTGGTAATGATCTTACGACTCGTGAATACGAGAGAACAAACTTTAGTGGGTACGCTATGCCTAGAGTAAAACTTCTAGATCGCCCTCCAGTGCCTCCAAACATAACATTTTTGCCTTTCAAAGAAGCTAGCACAGAGATTCTTATTAAGGCAGAAAGAATGACTGATGAACTAACAGGTAACAGAACTATACCATATATTCCAATACTAGGCGACGCTGAGGAAGCGAGGTTTATAGAAAGGGCAAACTACCAAAGAATAGAAAACTTTGATCTTCCTGACGGTCATGTAGAATTCAAATCAGAGGGTGAAGATGCCAATGAGGTTCAGGTGTTTCGCACAACAGAGGAACCAGAGTATACGGGTGATCCAGAAGAGAACACGGTTAATGTCATACAAAGACAGGCCTATGCAAATTTTGCTATAGGTGGTGTTTACACGACACTAACCGCAAATACAGGTTTAGCCTTTACAGATAAGTTAAAAACAAACACAAAATATTATTACACATTTAGAATGAAGGATGTAAATGGTAATGTTTCTAATCCAACCGACATTATACAGGTTGAAATTGTAGAAACAGAAGGTATTACTTACCCAGTAATACAGGAATATATCCCAACCAGGTCACAACCTAAAAAACAAAAAAGTCGTAACTTGGCACAGTTTATACAGATCAGGCCTTCATTTTTAGGGAGCGAGCCCTTACCAGATGAAGACGGCAGGCAAATTGCTGGGCAGGCAGTGGAAGAGACACCCTTTGGTAAACATTTTAAAATTAGGCTGACTTCCAAAGACACGGGACGACAAATTGATCTAAATTGTTTATTTGAAAAAGCAGTTTTAGCAAATGAGGAAAATGAATGACGGACATAAATAAAAACAAACACTATTTATTATTGACAACCTGTCATAGGGAGAGTTATAATGGCATTTCTTGATAACAGCGGCGATATTATATTAGACGCCGTGCTAACAGATACAGGTAGAAAAAGACTCGCTAAAGGCGATGGTAGTTTTAGAATAACGAAATTTGCTTTCGGCGATGATGAAATTAACTATACTTTGTATGATTTGAACCATGCTAGTGGATCTGCATACTTTGATCTAAACATATTGCAGTCACCAATATTTGAAGCGTTTACAAATAACACATCAGTCATGAAGAGTAGGCTTCTTACAATTGCAAGAACTGATTTGTTATATTTACCAGTGGTGCAGTTAAATACTACATCTAATAATACTGCGGGTAGCACTACAGATCCAACCGCAGCAGCATTGGCCGATACAACAAACAGTGGCTCATATGTTATTACTGTAAATGCAGCCTCGTCGGCGTTGTTTGCAAGTGGGACATTCCATGGTGTTATTCAGGGTGATAACGCTGGTGACCAAGGAGCTATCACGTTTGATCAAGGTATTGATAACGATGCTCTTGGCTTAACTCCTTTAGGTACAGCTAATACGCTAACCGAAACTGCTTATGTGGTTGAAATAGATAACCGTCTAGGCGTTATACTTGACCCCTCCAACGGCAACGATGCTCGTGTATCATTTGTTGATGATGACCAGATTGCAAGTTACTATATCTCCTTGCAAGGAGAGGTAAATAGTAGTGCTCACTTTGAGACAATACCACAAATTGGTACGCCACCAACATCAAATGCGCTGAGCCCGATTGCAGGGAGACCAGGGCTAAGGTTTAAATTTAAGGTCAGAGGGACCGATAACTTGGCTGGAAGTAACTATCTGTTTGATACATTAGGCGCTAGTGATATGGTTATCACACAGGGGTCATTTAGATACATAGATAGCACCATCCGTGTTACTGGGTTTACAACAGGATTCAGAGTAGACATACCAGTAAGGTTCGTTAAACTGATATAAGGAAAATAAAATGGCAACAACATTTAAAACATTACTACCAAGCGACGTCGTAGACAGTAGAACAAAGTTACATGAAAATATTCCAATCACAGGCACTATTGTTTCAGGGACGTATAATAACGAAAACATTAAAACATATTCGCATGGTATGTTTACATCTGTATTTGATTATCCTTTCCTAAGTTCATCAGCTAACCACATCTTTGATATTACTGCTGGTTACTCAAACAATTCAGCATTGAGTGGCGGAGCATATCAAGGAAATGCATTTCAGACAACTCAAAAAATAAACATCTATAATCAGATGGCTCAAGTCCTTGTCGGCCATGACGCTAATGGTAATATTCGTGATTTTGATGAGGATGGTAATCTCGCAGGCGGCACAAAGATAGAAGAAGCTTACTTTGTTAACTTCTCACGCTTGTTGATGAAAGATGAAATTAAGAAAGGTACATTTGCTTTAGATCTATATGTTGGAGATTCAGCACCAGACATTGATGGTGATGGCTCTGATAGAGGACGATTCATCCGCATTGCTGATTTAGGCGCTGCTAACAGCTATTATGTTAACTCACCAGCAGGCGAGTATGGTATATTGTATTCTAACCTAGAAACACACACAACTGCTCAAACACAATCAGTTGGTTTAATTTACTATCAAGCAGGTGTTGCAGTTTTATCCGCATCAATTTTCAACGATGATTTTGGTAATCCAGGAACACATGCATTGACCCGCAACGTCAAGTTGCTAAACACTGATCGTGGCTCAAGCCTTGGGCTAACTGGGTCTGCGGCACTGCTAACCAGTGCTAGTTTGGATAGTATTGCTAAGGTTATTAACCATAGGATTCACAACATTTCGTTCAATAACACAACAGAACTAAACTCATCAATATATTTCTGTCGTGCAAACGCTAATGAATTCAATTACTCATCTAACCCAACATATCTAAACTCAAGCCAGATTAGGGTTAAGCAGCAAGCTGATGATGAGCCTGTTTCATATATAACGACAGTTGGACTTTACGGTGCTAATAATGAGTTGCTAGCAGTTGCTAAACTTAGTGAACCGATTAAGAAGACACCTGCTAATGAACTCACCGTGAGGGTCAGGCTAGATTACTAGGAGGTAAAATGTCTTATCTCCATATATTTGGTCCAGACGATGTTTTCTATAATCAGATTATTGCGAACCCAGAGTTTAAGGTAACTTTTTATAGCGGCTCTTCTTACATAAATGATCGCAGAGAAACCAATATAAAAAGCGGATCAATAGATCTATACGAAACTGTTAGCGGAGCTTTTCCGTTTGCTGTTAAGAACGGTACAACAACTGTGTTAAATACTACTGATCAAGATGCATTCAACACGTCTGATTATGGTGATACGCTAAATGGGACTTATCCACTAACAGCCACTCTTGATAGAGAATACTTTCAAGCAGGACATGGTAGACCCAGATTAGCAGCGATGGAAAATACACTAAATTTCTATCGTTATCTTAATAAACATTTTGAATATGACACCTACCTAACAGGCACCACAGTAAACCTAATCAGTATACCTTCAATAATGTTTGGTGAAAAGATTAAGAAGGGATCTGTAAAACTAGATTACTTTTTTACTGGATCTATTATGGCGACGGCCAAAGACACTAAAAGAAATGGCGAGCTTATAGAAACAGTTGGTCCAAACGCTGGCAGCACAGTTGGTGTTGTGTTGTACAATGAAGGATTTATATTGTTGACAGCAAGTTATAATATATCAGATGTTAATACCGATTGTTATTCAGGTTCTTCTACTACACAAAAGCCACCAGCCTGGATTAACTTTGCCTCGTTCAACACTGGATCGTTCTTCCCTAGCTCATCAGTTTCAGAGCTAACCTTTGAGGGTACAAATACAATTCCAACTTTGATGATGTTTGCTCATGCACCCGAAGGGCAACTTAACGCCTCTATGAATCCAACATTTGTTACCAAAGGTCAGAGTACTCAAAACCTAACGTCATCCAATGTATTCGCTGAGCCTGATAAGGTTGCGATCAAAAATACAATGGAGTCTGCATTTTGCTCCTCGTCCGCTGAATTTGATAAGCAGGTCTTTATAAACAAGATCGGAATATATGACGCTAACAAGAATCTTATTGCAATAGCAAAACTAGCTAATCCAGTAAGAAAAGATCAGGCCAGTGGATTTACATTTAAATTAAAGCTTGACATCTGATATAATCTGTGTATGATATTAGGTTTAGATATATCTACGACTATGATTGGTGTCGCTGTAATTGATGAGGAAGCTAGTAGGGTAATACACTCAACTGGTTGGGACTTATCAAAAATAGATAACGTCTATACAAAGTATGAAACTGTAGGTGCTGAATTGCACGAGCTAAGAATAAACTACGATATAACTGACGTATTCATTGAGACAGCACTCAAAAGATTTATCCCTGGTAAGTCTAGGGCGGACACACTTATTAAACTTGCTAAATTCAATGGAGTAATCTCTTGGCTTTGTTTTGAGACCTGGGGTAAAGAACCAACATTCATCAACGTGAACACGGCACGATCTTTATACGGTCTTTCGTTTCCTCGCTCAACAAAAGGGCCACAGAGAAAGAAGATGGTTATAGAGGCTGTGATAGAAAAAGAGAAGACTGATTTTTCATATGAAATGGCTCGTGGTGGAAAGAATTATAAAAGAGGTACCGATGATAAGGCAGACGCTATAGTCATTGCAAGAGCAGGCGAGTTCTTACAAAGAAACAAAAACAATAAAGGATACCTAGTAGAAAAAATAGTTTTGCAAGAATAAACACTATTTACTAACGGACGCATTTGTCTAAAACAGGGGGTAACCATGAAATTAACAAAAGAAATTATTAAACAACTTATCCGAGAAGAAGTTGAGGCAGCCGAAGGCGAAGCCGAACCAAAGGGTAAAATGGGCGTGGCTAAAAATATGCTTCGCATGGTCTTACAGGACGGCGGCGACGAAAAAGTATTAGAACGAGTTCGTGCCTTATTTACTAGAATGACGGATATAGAAAAAACAGAGTTTGTTCAGATGCTGGTTAAGTCTGTTACTGGCAATGATTTAGCAGATGCCACTCTGAAACAGTCCATCAGACAGGGTGACAAATAAGTTGAAAGAGACATTCGCAGCCTGGAAGAAATTCTTAAGCGAAGAAAAGATGTCTGATTTAGGATCGGGCGGAGCTTATGTTGCTAAAGTTGGAGGTTTAAAGGTTGTTATTGATTTAGACGACTTAGATCTGCAAGCAACTAAGCACAGCAAAGAAAGACAATTCCGTCACGACAGAAAGATATCCAATGAAGCTATCATTGGTACAGTAGAACTGGCTCTTGGTAAAATTATAAACGATTATGCAAACGGTGAGTTACAGAATGATGAGGCGTTTCATATAAAAGGAGTTAGTAAGGCTAAGTCTGTTCCTGATCTTAATGTTATTGGCGTTCTCAACATGCAGAAAGGGCCAGACACATTAAAGGTAATCACAGTAATGCGTAAGGACGACTTCCAAACCGATAACTTTGGTGGTGGGAAACAAAAAACATATACTGTAAATCCGAGGTAAATAAATGAAAAAGATATTAACTGAATGGCGTAAGTTTTTGAGCGAGGATATTAAGGTAGCTGTAAATGCTGCGAAGGCTTATGTTTGTCCACCTGCAACACAAGATTTAAAGTTAAACACTAAAAACCGTGACTCTGCTATCCATGCAGAGCACATCAAATATGGTCCACTAAATGTTGACGAACCAGGTGATTATTGGGAAGATATAGCCAAGTATTGGAACACAACCGAAGCGGCAGCTAAAAAATCCCTATGCTCAAATTGTGTAGCATTTGATATATCTCCAAGAATGGATGAATGTATGCCTGGTGTGACCACAGATAAAGATGGTCGCCTAGGTTACTGCTGGATGCATCACTTTAAGTGCCACTCTGCTCGGGCCTGCTATACTTGGGCAAAGGGCGGACCTATAGACACAGACAAGATTTCTCATGAGTGGCAAGATAGAAATAAGTTCCCAGAGGAGTAATCTGTTAGTGCAACACCTTAAACAACAAAACATGACATATTCTCAACACTTGCTCCATGCTGGCAGGATAGCAGCAAGACTAGCAGTATGTTCTGGTGCTTTGTTTATTCACGCAGTATTTCCATTTATATTGGTAGATTTTGCATCAAAAAGAGTGGAGATGAAATAATATGAAGATCCTTATGGAACAGTGGAGACAGTTTATAAAAGAAGCCACATCTGATGTCCTGTATCATTACGCTAATGGTATTGAAGTTGGCGTTAAAGTGTTGAAAGATAATCGCTTCTTAGCATCGGGTGGTTTTACCAAGGATGTAGAGGTTCAGTTTGGTAAAGGTAAACTTTATTACTTCTCCACAGCAAGGACACCAGTCAATGCTTACACGGGTGATTATCCACAGGGTGTGATCTTTAGATTAGATGGAAGAAAGCTCGGGCAAAAATATAAAAGTGTTCCCATAGATTATTATGGTAGTAAAGAAAGATCCTCTAAAAAAGCAGCAGCAATCAAAGGCGAAGAGGGCGAATATGCTAGTGAAGGTTTTGAGTCTGAGGACCGTGTGTTGTTGAATGAGCCATATGTTGAGAATGCAGAAGACTACATTGAGGAAATGCATGTAGCCATTCCTTTGTATCAAGAAATGTTTGGCGGCGGTAAAAAGAATTTAGAACCCGTTAGATCAATCCAGGCATTTAGTCTAGAAGCCGCCAAAGAAATATCAGAACTTGCTAAGGCAAAAGGTATTCCAGTATTCTACCATATCTCTAAGCTGACCTGGCCTCAAGTAGAAGTCGGCAAAAAGAAAGCACTTACTTCTTATGAAGATTTGATGGCAGCAGTAGAAAAATCAGGAGCCGAGATCGGCGACCAACGAACTGGTGGCAAATATACAAGCCCTCGTGAGGTTCGTGGTATGTCTGAAAATGAAGATAGAGTAGATATGTTTGTTCAGATGGCAGAGGCTATATTGGCTGGTGAAACAGAACTAGAGCCAGTTATGGCAAAAATATTCCCAGAGGAAAAGAAGCCAGGCGACATTTATACAGGACTTAAGGCTAGAATAGATGACCCTGAAGCTTCTACGTCTCTAGATTACGATGAGTATGCTAGAAAGATTGAGACAGACAGAAAGGCTATATTGCGTACTTTATGGAAAGAGACCACTTCAGGTTACAACCCTGATGACGCCAGGGCTAAAAGCTCTCCTATCAATAACGAGCTACACAATCTTAGTAAAGAGGCGGGCGCTAGAAAAACAATTGCTAAACTAGGCAATCTCCTACGCCGCACAAAACAAAAGAGTATGCCAGGGTTTATGGCCGTGGTCAATCAGGCATATCGTAAAAACAGGAGCTAAAGTAATATGAAGCTTCTTATGGAACAGTGGCGACAATTTGTAAATGAGAACTCAAAGTTCAAACTTAAGGGTGACTCCGAATACTTTCGTATTGATCTACCAGGCGTTGGTTATGCCCAAGGGATGCAACACCTAAGATTTAAAGAATGTCAATCAGATGTTGACGCTCTTATGGAAACACCAGAGTTTCTAGAAGCCAAAGAAAAATACGAAGCTACCAATACCACTAAAGATATGGCACAGGACGAAGACGGCAATTACTTTATGAAAGAAGTGCCAGCTAAGTTCAGACCAAGATTTTATGATATAGAAAACGCATGGATCACCAACCCAGAACAAAGAGGTAAAGGGTTCGGCAAAGAATTATACAAAGCATTCATCACTCAAGCAGCAGAATATGCCAAGCCTTATGGCGGTGTATTTGTTGGGGCTCACTACTGCACTATAGGTTCAGGAACCTCAGACGATGCCAAAAGAGTATGGAAATCAATAACGAGGGACTACACATCATCAGGCGATGTGATATTTATAGGATTATAAAATGAAACAACTAATGACCGAGTGGCGATTATATGAGCAACAGATTTTGTGGGAACAAGAGTTTGAGGAGTTCTTCAAGGAGCATTATTTAATGTTGGATGAAGGCACTTTGGATTGGGTTCTTCAAAAAGGCAGACAAGTAAAAGATACCGTAGCGAATACGATATCTGGCATGAAGAATTGGGCAGGCGAGAAGATTGAAGCATTTGTACAATTTATGTTGAAGAAACTTCGTAATTTTATGCAAGGATTGCGAAATAAGAAAATAATAGGAAAATGGGACCATAAAAAAGAACTGGCAGCCATTAATTTACTTGGTACACGAAAACATATAGACCTCGCTGTAATACTTCTTTCTGCGATAGCTAAGATTTCAGGTGGATTCATTATTGACAAGGTAGTAAAACTCCCAGAGATTCTTGAGAAAATTAAAGATCTCCTAGAGAATCCAATATCTGCACTAAAAGATCTTCTTGGTAACGTCAAAGACATTAAAACAGTGATTGATAAATTCATTGAATACAGAAAAGACAGAAAAATTGTTGACACAGGTCCAATGGATTGGGATGACTACGGTGGACTCGTGTGAAAGAAATACTAACAGAGTGGCGACGATATCTAAACGAGGTAATTGTGGATGGAACTCACGACCCCGACAAGAACACTTACACCAAAACAATATCGTCCAGTAGAGCCATGGACCGAAGGAAAGAAATACAGCTTTATAAAGACGCTGTTGGACAAGAATATATAAGAGGCGTAGCCAAAGTCTACAATGTGACGGACAATGAAGATGGAAGCGTAACAATAGAGATGGAATATATTTTACCATATGATAATTCAAAAGGTGCTTATCGTGATGTAAAAGAGCCTCGCTATCAGGCCCTACGGTGCAAGGGCGCAGGCAAAAATTGTGTTGATGAGTATGATAAACTCAATGATGAAGAATATGAAATAGCTTTGGGGTTTCATAAAGATATAAAATCAGCCGCAAAATATTTTAGAACCTCGGGAAATAATCTGGATGACAATCCTGGCAACTATGGATTCGCAGAACGCAACGGACGTCTTGAATTAGTATTCTTGGATTTCGGGCACTAATATGAAAAAACTACTAACAGAGTGGCGGAAGTATCTGAAGGAATCAAAGTACCTCCCAGGACTTTTATATCATGGCACCACAGAGGTGTTTGATGAATTTGACGACAGCAAGGTAGGCAGAAGAGACAGCGGTAACTTAGGCAGAGGCATATACCTATCAACAGATAGTGACATGGCCATGAGCTACGCAGAAGAAAACGCCAAGCGATTTGGTGGAGACCCAGTTGTCCTAGAAGTAGAGCACAGCCTAGAGAACGTAGCCAA